TCACACATTCGGACGGTCACACATCAATTAGTAAGACGCCAAAAGTAACAGGCAAAGGACAACAATACTTTGTTAATAAGTTTTTAGGAGAAAAATAAAAATCTTAATAGGAGGAATTATCAATGAACACACTATACAAAACAACCCTCCTCATCACAATGGCAGTTGTGACGTGGAAGGTTGTAAAGATTGAGAAAAACACAAGATTTAAACTTAGAAATTTTGATTATCCAAAAATTAATAATGCTCAGAGCAAATCATTGTTGGATATTGCTAGTCACGATCTAAAAGATATTTAACTGTATTCAAAATTTTCATATCTTGTTGAGCTTTTAAGCTTTCGTATAAAGCTATTGAATAAATAATTTCGTAAGATACGTTTTCAGGAGCATCTTCTTTCAACTTATTTATTCTATCTCTAAAAAAGTCACTGTCACCACCGAATTCTTTTTCGGCTTGATTACTAAGTTCACCAAAGAAATTTTGAAAATCATTAAATTCCATACTTATCACCTCCTTTCACTAGGAGATAACTAAATTATACACGAAAGGAATGGTAGAAGTGCCACCACACATTCAACAAATGTTATACGAAATCCAGTTAAAAGCTGGTATACCTCAAAAATTAATGGAAATGCAAGGTTTGATAAACGATGAAACAACCAAAGAGGAGAAAAAAGAAAATGAGTAACATTTATAAAAGCTACCTAGTAGCAGTACTATGCTTCACAGTCTTAGCAATTGTGCTTATGCCATTGCTGTACTTCACTACAGCATGGTCAATCGCAGGATTCGCAAGTATCGCAACATTCATATTCTATAAGGAATACTTTTATGAAGAATGAAAAAACTGCTACTTGCGCCAACAAGTAACAGTGACAAACGATTAACAAAATTAATTCATTTTCAATATAAAACGAAAAACGGAGGAAGTCAACTATGACTAAAAATTATAAAGACATGATGCAGGAAGAATTAAGAGATTTATTGGCTGAAAAGAATGGAGAATTGTTTGAAGTAGTGAATGAAATCAATAAAGAAACTGAATTTGCCGTTTTACTTTTTTCAACTGTAGGGGTTAGCAATGGAGATACTACATCATCGTCACATTGTGCGCTTGGGGATATTGTAGGTCTTGCTAATTTATTGAATAACGAAAATGATTACCACGATATCGCTAATGTTATCGAAATGTATAAATTAAAAAAACTTTTAGGTCTAGCTGACAACAAGGAGGACGAGAATGATGTATTACAAAACGGGTGACGTATGTCAAAAAATAATTAATGTAGATGGCTTTGATTTTCGATTAAGAGTTAAGAAACGAGCATATAGCGTCGAAATAGTTGTTTTAGATCATGAGGGGAATTCAATTGACGGGATACTAGTTTCTGACGAGAACGATCTATACACAGCGTTAGATATTTTGAAACAAAGTATTTATGAATGGATTGAAGAAAACGCAGATGATTATGACAGACTAATTAACTTAGTCATGAAATGGTAGGAGGTCGCTATGAAGCAGACTGTAACTTATATCATTCGTCATAGGGATATGCCAATTTATATAACTAACAAACCAACTGATAACAATTCAGATATTAGTTACTCCACAAATAGAAATAGAGCTAGGGAGTTTAACGGTATGGAAGAAGCGAGTATCAATATGGATTATCACAAAGCAATCAAGAAAACAGTGACAGAAACAATTGAGTACGAGGAGGTAGAACATGACTGAACAAACTAATCAAGATGTCGATATTTTAACGCAACTAGATGTAAAAGACATCAGCAAACAAAATGCAAACAAGTTTTATAAATTTGCGATATACGGCAAGTTCGGTACTGGTAAAACTACGTTTTTAACAAAAGATAACAATGCCTTAGTACTAGATATAAATGAGGACGGAACAACGGTAACAGAAGATGGGGCAGTTGTGCAGATTAAGAATTATAAGCATTTTAGTGCAGTGGTTAAAATGTTGCCTAAAATTATTGAACAACTAAGAGAAAACGGAAAACAAATTGATGTTGTAGTGATTGAAACAATCCAAAAGCTACGTGATATCACTATGGACGACATCATGGACGGAAAATTAAAGAAACCAACATTTAATGAATGGGGCGAGTGTGCTTCACGCATTGTAAGTATTTATCGTTATATTTCTAAATTACAAGAACATTATCAATTCCATCTTGCTATAAGTGGACACGAGGGAATTAACAAAGACAAAGATGATGAGGGTAGCACTATCAATCCAACAATCACGATAGAGGCACAAGATCAAATAAAAAAAGCGGTCATCAGTCAATCTGATGTGTTAGCAAGAATGACAATAGAAGAACATGAGCAAGACGGCGAAAAAGCTTATCAATATGTTCTTAACGCTGAACCATCAAACTTATTCGAGACAAAGATAAGACACTCAAGCAACATTAAAATTAACAACAAACGTTTCATTAATCCAAGTATTAACGACGTAGTACAAGCAATCAGAAATGGAAACTAATAAAAAAACTAAAAAGGACGGTATTTAATTATGAAAATCACAGGACAAGCGCAATTTACTAAAGAAACAAATCAAGAAAAGTTTTATAACGGCTCAGCAGGGTTTCAAGCTGGAGAATTCACAGTGAAAGTTAAAAATATTGAATTCAATGATAGAGAAAATAGATATTTCACAATCGTATTTGAAAATGATGAAGGCAAACAATATAAACATAATCAATTTGTACCGCCGTATAAATATGATTTCCAAGAAAAACAATTGATTGAATTAGTTACTCGATTAGGTATTAAGTTAAATCTTCCTAGCTTAGATTTTGATACCAATGATCTTATTGGTAAGTTTTGTCACTTGGTATTGAAATGGAAATTCAATGAAGATGAAGGTAAGTATTTTACGGATTTTTCATTTATTAAACCTTACAAAAAGGGCGATGATGTTGTTAACAAACCTATTCCGAAGACAGATAAGCAAAAAGCTGAAGAAAATAACGGGGCACAACAACAAACATCAATGTCTCAACAAAGCAATCCATTTGAAAGCAGTGGCCAATTTGGATATGACGACCAAGATTTAGCGTTTTAAGGTGTGGTTTAAATGCAATACATTACAAGATACCAGAAAGACAATGACGGCACTTATTCCGTCGTTGCTACTGGTGTTGAACTTGAACAAAGTCACATTGACTTACTAGAAAACGGATATCCACTAAAAGCAGAAGTAGAGGTTCCGGATAATAAAAAACTATCTATAGAACAACGCAAAAAAATATTCGCAATGTGTAGAGATATAGAACTTCACTGGGGAGAACCGGTGGAATCAATTAGAAAATTATTACAAACAGAATTGGAAATTATGAAAGGTTATGAAGAAATCAGTCTGCGCGACTGTTCTATGAAAGTTGCAAGGGAGTTAATAGAACTGATTATAGCGTTTATATTTCATCATCAAATACCTATGAGCATAGAAACAAGCAAGTTGTTAAGTGAAGATAAAGCACTATTGTATTGGGCTACAATCAACCGCAACTGTGTAATTTGTGGAAAGCCTCACGCTGAATTAGCGCATTATGAAGCAGTCGGTAGAGGCATGAACAGAAACAAGATGAATCACTATGACAAACATGTATTAGCGTTATGTCGTGAACATCACAACCAGCAACATGCGATGGGCGTTAAGTCGTTTGATGATAAATATCACTTGCATGACTCGTGGCTAAAAGTTGATGGAAGATTAAACAAAATGTTGAAAGGAGAGAAAAATGAATGAATAGACTAAGAGTAATAAAAATAGCACTCCTAATCGTCATCTTGGCGGAAGAGATTAGGAATGTTAGAAATTATAAAAAAGCTGTAGGAAAACCATTTTCTAGATATTAAAAACAACATTTGGCAAATGCTTTGCCAAAAGAGGTAATTTCAATGTACCCCTTGTCATACTCAATACAGGCAGGTTTTACAATTGTATAAACTTCATTGATAGATAAATTATAGTAACAAGATATATTTTCTATACCAAAATGATTAATCATATTAAAAACATCACGAACTTTTTTGTAAGTTTCTTTTTCATATTTTTGAATATAATTATTGATTATTTTGGGATCATCAAAACTTTCATAAAGATTTTCATTAGTATAAGAATTTAGACCTATGTCAATTTTTAATAAACCAATTCTTTCTAAATTATTTAATGAAATTTCTGTTGAATTTAAATCGATTGGTGAATTAGAAATAATACTATCTGACAAAAAGTCGCCTGCCTTACTATTGTCTCGTATATATTTGTATCTTACAGCCGGAATAACTTTTTGATTGCATAGAAATTTAAACAATATTGCATCTTTAGGTGACATTTGTTTAATAAGCTCAACAAAAGAGTGATGTACGTCATTTGTTTTGCGATTGTCCATTGCAGATGCAATTAAATTAGAGAAAAGATCTCTTATTACTCTTTCGCTAATATAAAATTTAGAACTTTCAATAGCGGGTCCAATTATTGAAAGTTCAGGTTCTTGTAGATTATTATCAGGTATCTTTTTTACCTTAGATTCAATATTAGCTTTAAAGTCAGTCAAGTCTAATTCTCGTTTATATTGTATTTTAGCAACCCAGTTATGATATCCACCAAAAATTAAATCCCAAGTAGAATTTAATGTTTTGATAGGTCCATCTGCAGCACCTTGAATAATTTTATCAATACCTTTACCTAAAATAGGATCCATAATTATTCACCCCCAATCTAACGCAGTAGCGATAACAAAATTATACCAGAAAGGAGAATCAACATGACTGACCAACCAAGTTACTACTCAATAATTACAGCAAATGTCAGATACGATAACCGACTTACTGACAGCGAAAAGTTACTTTTTGCAGAAATAACGTCTTTAAGTAACAAGTACGGATACTGCACAGCAAGTAATGGTTACTTTGCGAAACTATATGAAGTTACAAAAGTTACCGTATCACGCCGTATAGCTAACTTAAAAGAATGTGGATATTTATATGTTGAAATCATTAGAAACGGTAATGAAATTAAACAAAGAAAGTTATACCCCTTAACAGAAATGATAAGACCTATTAACACAAATGATAATACCCCTATTAACAATTCTGTTAATACCCCTATTATCACAAATGTTAAAGAGAATAATACAAGTATTAATAATACAAGTAATAACAATATAAATAGAATAGATATATTGTCGGGCAACCCGACACGTATCCCATATAAAGAGATTATTGATTATCTTAACGAAAAGACTGGGAAGAAATTTAGCCATAAATCTAAAGCTAATCAAAAACTAATACAAGCTAGATTTAACGAAGATAATTCAAAAGAAGATTTCTTTACAGTAATTGATAACATGACTGCTCAATGGAAAGGTAATCCGAAAATGGATGAGTATTTGCGACCTAAAACGTTATTTAGTGGAAACTTTGATAATTATAAAAATCAAACAGCGAAAATTTATAACGAATCTAATCAATATATAGATGCATTCCAACGTGCATCACAATCCAGTATAGAAAATTTACCGTTTTAAAGGAGTGAGAAAGTGGAGTCATTCCAGAACTTAGCAAAGAAACCAACTTTAAAGAAACAAATCATTGAACAAGCGTTTGATTTGAAATGTGAGAACTGTGGACGTAAGTACGACTATTACAAATTTGATGACGGTTCAGAATTCAAACATGGTTGTGATTGCGAAATGATAGAGTACGCCAAACAATCAACTGAAAACTATCACAAGAGAAATAGACGTAGAAAAGCAGAACGCATATTCAAACAATCGATAATGAACGAAGATCTAACGAAAGCAACATTTGATAATTACAATCCAACTAATAGCCAACTAGAGTATGCAAAAAACTTATGTGAACGTTATGCAAATAATTTCACGTTAGACAATAAACAATCGCTACTAATACAAGGCTCATTTGGTACAGGTAAATCACACTTATCAATGAGCATTGTTAAATCGGTCAAAGCTAAAGGCTACACAGTGCTATATATGAACGTGCCTCAATTGATATCAACAATTAAAAACACTTATAACAACCAAACTGCTATGACCGAACAGGAATTGGCTCAAATTATAAGTGATGTCGATTTGATGGTATTCGATGATTACGGTATCAACATGAACGAATTCGCTACTAGTAAGATGTTCGAGCTTATCGAAAGTAGAATAGGTAAACACAATATCTTTACTACTAACTTAGATGAAAAAGAAATGACAAAAAACAAAGATTTACAACGTATATTCAGCAGAATCATGAGCAATACAACACTAATCAAGATGGACGGACAAGATTACAGGACTAGAGGGTTAAAAATATGATTACCAAAGAATTTTTAAAAACTAAACTTGAGTGTTCAGATATGTACGCTCAGAAACTCATAGACGAGGCACAGGGCGATGAAAATAAGTTATATGACCTATTTATCCAAAAGCTTGCAGAACGTCACACACGCCCCGCTATCGTCGAATATTAAGGAGTGTTAAAAATGCCGAAAGAAAAATATTACTTATACCGAGAAGATGGCACAGAAGATATTAAGGTCATCAAGTATAAAGATAACGTAAATGAAGTTTATTCGCTCACAGGAGCCCATTTCAGCGACGGAAAGAAAATTATGACTGATAGTGACCTAAAACGATTCAAAGGCGCTCACGGGCTTCTATATGAGCAAGAACTAGGGTTACAAGCAACGATATTTGATATTTAGAGGTGGCACATGGAAATAGAAATTAAATTTAACGAAACGTTTGAGGCACCTATGGGCTCGCCTCGTCCACGCTTTCGTAATACAGGTAGATTTGTTCAAACTTACATGCCTACGTCTTATACAAAGCATAAAGCGTATATACAAGGACAAATGCCTAAGTTGAATCTAGAACATGCACTAAAAATCGAATTAGACTTTTACTTTCCATTGCTTAAATCATGGTCGAAGAAAAAGAAAAGTGAAATGGTTGGACAGTATAAAGTGACTAAGCCGGATATCGATAACTTAATTAAAACAGTATTAGACGCATGTAATGGTCATGTATGGAAAGACGATAACCAAATTACAGAAATAACTAGCTCAAAGCGTTATGGACTAGAACCAAAAATAATCATGCGAGTTGAGGAAGTGATCTAATGCAACAACAAGCATATATAAACGCAACGATTGATATAAGAATACCTACAGAAGTTGAATATCAGCATTTTGATGATGTGGATAACGAAAAAGATGCGCTGGCAGATTACTTATATAACAATCCTAACGAAATACTAGAGTATGACAATTTAAAAATTAGAAACGTAAATGTAGAGGTGGAATAAATGGGAAGTGTTGTAATTATTAATAATAAACCATATAAATTTAACAATTTTGAAAAAGAAATAATGGCAAAGCGTGGGATAAATGCTGGAATTGTTTCTAAACGTGTTAGAGGTTGTTGGGAGTTTTCAGAAGCTTTAGACGCGCCTTATGGCATGCACCTAAAAGAATATAGAGAAATGAAACAAATGGAAAAGATTAAACAAGCGAGACTCGAACGTGAATTGGAAAGAGAGCGAAAGAAAGAGGCTGAGCTACGTAAGAAGAAGCCACATTTGTTTAATGTACCTCAGAAACATCCAAGAGGACGTTATGCGTGCTACCTGTTGGAAAACGACATATTCGTGAAAGTTAAGAAGTAGATCATGACAGATAACGCACGCAAAGAATACCTAAATCAATTCTTTGGATTTAAGAGATATCTGTATCAGGATAACGAACGAGTGGCACATATTCATGTAGTAAACGGCACTTATTACTTTCATGGGCATATCGTACCAGGTTGGCAAGGCGTGAAAAAGACATTTGATACAGCTGAAGAGCTTGAAACATATATAAAGCAACAGGATTTGGAATATGAGGAACAGAAGCAACTAACTTTATTTTAGAGGAGATATAAACAATAAAATTTTATGGAGGAAGACACTAATGAATAACCGCGAACAAATTGAACAATCAATTATCAGTGCTAGTGCGTATAACGGCAATGACACAGAGGGATTACTAAAAGAGATTGAAGACGT